GATGAGAATGAAATCAAAGTTTATGATGAAGCAATGAAAAAGTTTTGGGATGATATTGAAAAAAAAGCAGAGGCATTGGAATTGACAGTTGATTATTATATTCAAGAGTTTATGTAATGGATCGTGAAATTAAATTGATACTCGCACTTCAACAGACTGAAAACATCTACAACCTTCTTCAAGACGGAGAGTATGTTGCTTTCTTTGCTTCTCATCTATTGCCTATTAAGTATGAAATTGAGAGACAATTGACAAATCTTAGACATTCATCTAAAATTAAGGAGTAATTTACACAAAGAAATGAAATCACTTTACATTGTTGACTACTGGGTTCCTTTTCCGGCCTCAGAGGGAGGAGGTCTGATTAATTTGATTGCCGAAAATGATACTGAGGCATTTCAAATTCTATCAGAAGAAAAATCTTTTGATGATCGATATACTGATCGTATTATGGAAAGAGTTATTAATGCTCAAAAGTTTGTACTTGTTGATGATTATGAGTCTGGTATTCTGGAGGCATTTACTACATGACACAATTGTATCGAATTGAAGAACTGTTTACCAATGGTTGGGAAGTGATTGATGAGAACGCAAAAAAACTGACGAAAGAGCAGTGTGATGAGCGTTTGAATTATTATCTTTCTGCAGGTTATAATCCAAACTACCTTCGCGCTGTTTTGGATGTTGATTGAATTTTCACATAAAGCACCAAAAGGTTACTCATATGTATTTGAAGACTTCAAACGCAACATTACTGCAATCTGGATTGTTAATCACTCTCACTTCAACTATTGTGGTAAGTCTGATGTTCTTAGTATTTGGGGATTCTGGAATTCAAAAACAAAAGAATACCATGCCCCAATCAATAGTAAGACCGTTGGTGAGTGTGTGAATATTACAGATACAACACCATATTCAGCAATGATTCCTAATCTCACCCCATTAGAGCGATGTATATTCCAAAGGTAAATGATTTTGTCATATGGAATAATGGAAAAGGTGTAGAAGGATGGGTGTACTTCACTGACAAGGAATATATTACGATTGAAGTGAATACAAGACCAAAGGATCAAATTAACTACGAAGCATGTAGTCTTCATAAAAATGATAGGTTATTGGTCTTATGTTATTCAAATCAATGGAAAGAATTAAAGTATATTAGGTCAAGAGAATCAGTTTATGAAACTTTATGAAAAGGAAAAAACGATTACTTTACTACATTTACTGTGCTCTTGGTGAAAAATCGCATCCAAAATGTAATAAGACTGCGGATAGAGTTGCTTTTATTAGACTATTCATTACTTCACAGATTCTAATTACAAACTTTTTCATTATTTTCGGCGTCGTTGTAAACGTTTCTTCTATTATACATCATTGGAATGACAATAAACATGAAGTACCAAGTTATCTACATCAAGAACAAAAAGAAGAGCAAGTCCAAACAAATCGCAACTTTCTATAAGATTGAAGATGCTTCCATGTGGGAAAAGCATGTCATTCAACAAGGATGCACTGATGTGGAGATTGTGCCACTTTTTTAAGTGTCACTCTGTGGAATCATTTAGGTTCCAATTCATCGTATAATACATCTGTCATCAAGGAGGTATTCTCTTGGATCCAGCAATGGTTGAAATCAATGAAACCAACTATTGTGACCAAAAACCAGTCACAATGCAATTTTCATTTGAAGAGCATGTTGTAATCAATGATATTCTAAATCATGCTCTTGATGCTTATGATTTCACTGGTTACAATGAAATCTATGATTTGCCTGATGATTCTTCAGTCAAACATAAGACTAATCCACTCCTACAAAAATACGAAGAACTCTACGGAAAGAAAGAAGAACCACCACAAATAGTAGAAGAACCAAAAAAAAATCACAACAAAACTCACAACTCACGATATTGATAGTATTGAAGTACAATATGATTCTGGAATTGCGAGAGCGTTCTTATTCTCTTTGGATGCATCGTTTTGACAATCCTCCTTATGATAACAACTGAATCATGAAGAATCTTCATCAGGATCACTTTGAGGATTTTATTCTCACTGGAGACTTCCGTGCTCTGAATGTAATTACAAAGGACTTTCATCTTTCTACCAAAATGGATGGAAGTCCTGCTGTTGTTTTTGGTAAGAATCCTGCAACAGGAAAGTTCTTTGTATCAACCAAATCTGCATTTAACAAAGTAAAGATCAAACTCTGCCATTCTCATGAAGAAATTGACACGCACTTTAAAGGTGAAGTTGCAGACATTCTTCACGATTGTTTTGATTATTTACCTCGCACAAGTTCTATCTTTCAGTGTGATTTTCTGGGGTTTGGCAATTCTGACATTGTTAAACCTAATACCATTTCGTATCTCTTTCCAGAGGTAATCACCCAGAAGATCATTGTATCTGTTCATACTCAATGGGCAACAGAAGGTGAGTTGAAAGATGCTTATGTAGTTGGTCCAGCACCTCAGTTTGAGTCTGATGATGATGTTTATTTTGTAGATAATTCTGCCTATCAAACTATTGATTGTGAAGACTTTGTAGATGTAATTGGTTTCATCAAACAGATGGCAACTACAGTTACTTTTGCAACTGAAAAGGAAGTAAAAGAAATTAAAAAACAAATTAATGCATGTATCTGGGAAGATCGTGATATTGTACCTGAAGAGTTTGATAATCCTTCTCTGATTTCTCTTTGGAAGGTTGCAGAAAGTATTAAACTGGATTTTCTACACTTTTGTCGATCTACCAATGCTCCAAAATCTTATCTGTATGGAGAAGAAATCAATCATGAAGGATTTGTTCTTCAAAATGACGAAGTGATTGTGAAGTTTGTGAATCGTAGAATATTCTCTCATGCAAATTTTCTAAATAACAATAAAAAATGAAAACCTTCTCACAATTCATATCTGAAAGTGGTGGGTCACCCTATCAACCTTATAAACCCAAACCACAACCAGAACCATCTGCACCACCTTCAGGATGGAAAGAGAAGTATCTTGATCCACTGAAGAAGAAGTCACCAAAGTTGGCAGAAGATCTTGGTACTGGTAATTATGCAAATTATGTAAGAGAAAGAAATCGAAGGAAATATAATATACCTAATCCTCAGCAAATTAATAAGGAAAGAAAACTATCATACATGTTGCAAAAGGATCTTCCACCTCCAGAGTATAGGTCATCAGCATTATAAATATCTAAAAAGCATTTCTGAAAGATGTTAAACGAAAGAATTAAAGAATTAAGTGGAAAGAAAGTTTTAAGAACTGCCTCAAATAAAATTATAAACTTTGAAAGAGGAGCAAAAACCTTTGAAGAGTTTATGATTGAAGCAAGAGAGCGTGCTCATAAGTTTCCTCTTTCAAAGGATGAACGCGAAACGATACAAAGAATTCGTGATCAGTTGTATGGTAAAAAATCACCAAAACCTTCGGAAAGAGAAAATTCTCCAACAAGAAGTGCATCAAGAAGAAAACCAAAAAGATTAGACTTTGAAGTTAGAGAGGAAAATAATCTTAATGAGATGCCATATCAGATCTATGGTCCTGATCCTCATGGTGCAAGTGATTCGGAACCAAGACCACTTGGTAAACCTTATAAGAACAAAAAGAGAGCAAAGACAAGAGCAGATAAATTAGATCAAGAAATCGGTGGTTATCGTCATTTCGTTCGTAAAGTGGATGATAACTGATGAAAACATTTCCAGAGTTTTTAGAAGAAGTAAGAAGAATGAGAGTTCTTCGCACTGCACATTATACTTCTGCATCAAATAAGGAAAATATTCTAAAATCAGGGTTCAAGGATTCACCATCGACTGGAACTTATCATCCTGATGATCGTAAGGGAATTGTTTATACAACACCATCATCCAGAGTTGGTAGTGATTATGGTTCTTCCAGAGTGAATCTAAGAATTGTCAATCCAAAAGTAACAAAGACAGATTCACCTAGAGACTTTGGTAAGAATATCAAGAAATGGATGGCATCTTCCTCCATTGAAGATATTAATGATAAGAAAGGAAAACCTACCAGTTCTGTGGATCAGGCAAAGTCTGCATTCAAAAAAGGCGATAAGATTGTAATAGTTCCGAATGCCCATGGTGGATTCACTCCAAGAGAAGGGCAAGCACAAGGATCTTATGTTATTATGGATAAGGATGTTGCAAATAAGTCCATTGATCGTACACCATCCCGAACTATAAAAGCAAAAAATAAAAAAAGAAGAACCAAACCACAACCCAAGAAGGACACTTGAAGAATCGTCACAAGACCCCTCCACAATCCCCCACAACACCCTTATAATGTAGAGGTACACACAAAGACCTCATGACCTCCAATCCTTACGCTCTGCACCTGCTTCAGAAAGGTTACACTGAATCGGAGACTCGTACTCCATCTAAGACCAAGCGCACCTTTCCTTGTACCATTGGTGCTCGTACTTTTCACACTGAGGAACAGTATCAAGAAGCACTTGCTGATTTTCTGAACGGTTATTGATCTTATCATGAAAACTGTTTACATTCTGACTGAAGGTGATTACTCTGACTATCATGTTGTTGGAGTCTATTCTACCAAAGAACTTGCCAAAAAAGCACAGTTTGTTTATGAAGGTTCTCAAATTGAAG